CGGGCTGGACTTGTAATCAATGGTGCCTTTGCCTTTGCAGGCGAAGCACTGGCCGACGATGCGGCCGGTATAGCCAACAAAGTTTCCCGACCCGCGGCACTTCTCGCAACGGTCGGTAAAGATTTCGCGGCGCTTGGCCGGGACATGGCTGAAGGAATTTGGCCGCTCGCCTTTGGCAACTTGCCCCTGACCGGCTGGGGTCAGGTCGGAAAGGTTTTCCATTCCGGCGAAGATGTCGTCCAAGGGGTTGTTTCGGTTAGGCATGCAGTCCTCCTGTGTCAATACCAATATAATATGATACCTTGTAGGGGATATCAACGTCTAAATATCATTGGTTTATATGATAAAAAGGCCCCGCCTCAGCTGGGACGCTGGGCGGGGCGGACCGGGAGCATCAGCCCGGCCACTAGTTTCCTGACCTCGGGAGGTGACCTTTTAGAACCGGTCAGGTGGTTCTATGATATCCTGATAGCCTTTGCTTCCTAGCAAGGCCGCAATGACCATCAGGCAGACACAAATCCCTAGGAATACATCAGCCGGAAAGATTTCCATTTTTATGGCTGATAGTTTGCGGTTGATTGCATCGCCTTGAATTTCTCTAACGCCGCCATAAGTGGCGGAGGCCGATTATGCGTTCCGCGTACTGCTTCAATGTGTCCGCAGTCACCGAAACTACAACCATTGTAGAGGCCGGCTTCGCGTATCCACCTGTCCGCTTCTTTTGTGTATAGCGCCGGGATGGTGCCGTTCCATGTTGACTGGATGTCACAGGCGGCCCCGATGTAGTGGTTGGAGCCGCGGACGTGGTGACCTCTTGCGTAACAGCCGACGAGTTCTTTCGGTACCCGTACATGGTTCTGCTCCAAGATTTCAAAGAAGCGGAGAAACTTGTGGGCGTAGGCCGGGTGTACGGTCAGCTTGAAACCCTGCACGGTAACAACCTGCACCATATTCCACGGCGGTGTCTTCCCGCGAGCGCGATTGCCATTAGCATCAGACGCAACGCGCTTGCCTTTCGATCGCTTGACAGCATGCCTCTTGTATTTCTTTTTATAAATGGCAGTGCGAACAACTTTCTGTTCACCGCTCCAAACAAATCTTCCGTTATTATCTGGGATGTAAGCTGCGGACGCTGGCACAGCTGCCATCAGGACGAGCGGTATAACGAAGCATATCAATTTCTTCATGACCCTTACTCCCTTCCTCTTCATGATTTAAGATTTTATTAGACCCAGACTTTAAGTTCAAATCAACCTTGTTAAAACCAGTAGTGCATGCCAAGGCCGAATGTCAAAGACGATACAAGCATCCCTGACCATAGCCAGAAAGCTTGCCGACCGGCGAATGGCGAAATCACTCTTATCCAGCAGGCAATACCTATCAACATAATTGCCGTGAATACGATTAGGATTTCGGCATCCAGCTCTGCGACTATTACCATGCCATCAAAGTGATGATTGCGAGCCCATCGCAAATACCACAGCACCCCTGACCGGACAAAGAAAGCCGAGATGATTGTGAACAACGCAATCTCGGGTTTGTTAGTCTTCCAAAGCTTCCAGAAGCCTTTGTTGTTTCCCCAATGCGAGGCCATTACCCGCCACGCGTGATAGAGATGGATGACTAGGAAGACTAGCATCCAAAACAAAGCGACGGTTAAAATCCCATTGAGGATTTCGACCACCTGAAAAGGGAACTTAACTTCCATTTCTACCCCTCACTCGTTTCATTCTTTTTATCATCCGCGACAGTTCATCAAAACTTTGTGTTAGCTGCTCGGCCCTCTGACTTAGGCGGTCTTTTGCCGCATCCATTTGTACTTTATCCAGCGGTTCGTTACTCGGCTGATCATCCCGCTGAAGATGGAGAAACTTTAGAATAGTGGCCATCATCGTCGTTTCCTATTTCGCACTAGCTCGGTTAATTGCCTAATGGCCTCCACCATTTTTTCTCGAGCATTGGATTGTTCATTCATGGATTCGACGAAACTTATTGTACGCTGCATCAATTCAACTTGAGCCTTGATGCGGTCACGCCGTTCCCAAAGCCATGCCATAATAGCAAACATGGCCGCGAATGGACTTGCGGTCTGAGCCGCCCTCCATAAGTCCTTAAACGCGCCTCCGTCCTGTCCGGTCTCCCCCAAGTAAGCTAAGCCTGCCACAGCACCGACAGCAAAGATGCTTTTCAGGAATGAGAAAAACTTTTCCCAATCCATTATGGCTTACTCCTACCAGCGCGTTCCAATTCCAATATCCGAGAATGAATCCCCGCCAACGCATCGCGAGTGTTAAAGGTCTGATTAACTGAATGATCAAGATCTTTAAGCCGGTCGCGAAGTAAAGTTATTTGTCTTTCAAGGCTGGCGGTTTTCTGGTCGTATATGTCTTTGTCTGTTTTACTACCTTTCAGATCTAGAAGTTGTATTCGTACAAATTCAATATCTTTTGCCAGCAATTCCTTGCTGACAAACTTCCATTGCAATGCGTCTTCAACAACTTGAATTCTTTTTTCGAGCCGCTCGGTATCACCCTTTGGATTGACCAAAGACCAGATACCGCCAGCGGTAGTAAGGAACAGGGCGGCACCCGCTATGAGCACCGTCCAGTTCGTTTGTATAGTGCCGCTATCTCGGGGCACAAGACTTACTCCGGCTCGCCGGGATCTGCCGGGGGTGGCGCTGCCTGCACCTTGTCTTCGAGCTCTGTAATTTTGGCATCGAGGGCATCCATCTCGGCCTGTGTCGGCTGGTCACCGTCAAAGGTCTTTTTGATGGCATCTACATAAGGCGCCACATTAATGCCGGCAGCAATACCAGCCTTGATTGCCCCAGCTGCGGCTGAGACGATGTTGGCATACGGTATGAGATTGACACCGGGGGTGTCTGCCAACATCTTGATGGTGTCGAGCGCACCAACGATCGCACCAAGAATTTTTTCTGTATCCATGTTAGTTTACCCTTGGCACGACGGACTGGAAGAACGAAACCGCATCCCAAGCGGGGCCGATCACGCTTGCAATGCTGACGGTCGGATTCGTTTTAATAAAGTTGTCGGCATAGCGGATTGCGGTTCCCGCCTTTGCCTGCGCTGACTGAATGGTGCGAAGCTTGGCGCGGCGATTCTCGCAAGCCGGCTTGGCTACCGGATCTGCGAGGATGGCTGCATAGCTTTTCGACCAACAGTAATTACGCCATGCCACCACAAGCTCAAGCGTGGCGGCATACGTATTCTTGACCCTGTACATGTCCACTGACGTGAGCGGGTTTTGCACCCCGCCAGTGGTCGCACAGCCAGCGACTAGCAGGGCTAGTCCTACGGCTGCAATCAAACTTCTCATTCTAATACTCCTATGGTTTGACGTTTGGCGTATCTACTACGACTTGAGCGGGCTTGGTCACAACGTCGGCTTTAACAACAACAGACGATGTTTGGTTAGATACGATATTGCTTTCAGTCGTGGCATCGGCAATGTATTTGTCGGTGACCACGATTGTATCTGGACCCATAGCCTTGACGGTGGCTTGCGCCAAAGCTTTCCCGCGATTAACCCACCAGCCGTAAAACAAGGATGGTGTCGCCACAATCAGGATAACAAGACCGGGAGCCAGAATGGTGCTGTCCTCGGTGGAGATTAATCCCGACCGAACCAGCTTCAGCAGCAGCCACGTCGCAATGATCGTAGCAAACCGCTCGAACATCCCTTTGACTTGTTCTTGATTAAAAATTTTATCCATTGTCTACCCCTTTGCTTTCACAGCAGCGTCTAAAGCGTCGTTGGTTTTTGGTCCCGGTATTCCATCGATGACCAGCGGCGGATGTTCAGACTGAAACTTTTTGACAGCCGCGCGAGTGAGGTTACCAATTTGGCCGTCTTCATTAAGCGGCCCATAACCAAGCTTGTTTAGCGACCGCTGCATCCAAAGGACGCTATGCGGCTCCTCGTCTGGGGTGGTAGTAATACCAGTAAGCTCCACACTATCAACATTTCTTTTGAGAATGCGAAGCCAAGACACTTGGTCGTCATAGCCGTTTGGCGTTCGGGTCGACCGTGGGTTGCCAATATTTATGCCGCGGCCAATAGCCAAGGTGTCATCATTGTCGGCGTACTTGTTTAGCCCAGTGTCCATCCATTCCTGAAGCGCCGGCTTAAGCGCATGCTCTGCTGAGACGGTCCACTCCGGATGATTGTATAGGTCGACACCAATCTTATTCCCTATCGCCTTGTAATTGGCGCCGCCGGTGGTCTGCAAAATGCCGCCGCCTCTAAACAGCCAGCCGTCACCCGGCCGTGTATTGCCCAGCTCTTTTGCTTTGGATGGGTTGCCTAGCCCATAGACGCGCTCAAACAAAGCCGGACCGTTGCCTACCAGCTTGCGAGCCTCAGCCATTGTAACGGCTGCCGAATGGTGACCGACCCCAAAGATTTGAAAGATCCTGTCGGCCGATGTGTAATTGCCGCTCTCGCGCTCAATGGTCAGATCGCCGGTCTCTTGGAATGCACGGGCCAGAAACTGACACATGCGTATCTTATTAGTGATGCCGGCTCTGGCAAATAAGACATCGCCTTGTTCGAAGGCCGCAACATAGTTAGGTCGCGCATGCGGGCATAACTTCTTGACTATGTCTACAGGTCTCATGACTTGGTCCATCCATACAATGCTGCTGAACCTGATGTGATGTTTCCGCTTTCAAACTGGAAGCGTATGGCAGTGATCGGTCCTGAGTTGAACATGCCAGCGAAGTTGCTGATGCCAAGATGCACGCTGTTGGAAACCCAATCGGCTTGCCCTCTACAAGTAAACACAGATGACAATGACGGACTGCCGAATTTTATGTTTGCATTAAATCCGCCAGCCGTTGCGTTATTACTCACGTCTGCTGTGGCGCTGCTGCGCGTCATGATGATAGATGCTGCCGACGTACTGAACGTATCACCTGCCGATGTCACACCGCCACGGTTTGCATATTCATAACCAGCAGTCTGATAAGTTGGGCCGCCACCTGTGCCGACGCGCAGCCATGCTTCCACGTCGTTTGTCGCTGGAAGCATTTTAGACAATACAATTTCATACATGTCGTATGTGGTATCCAATACGACCGTGAACGCACCGAGCGTTGCACCATGCACAAAGTCACATGAACCTGCGGCAGCAATTGTCTGGTACGCTATCAGCTTTGCAGCAACGGAAACCTCAGCGCGTGGCGTGTAGTTGACGACAACGAATTTGCTGATGCCGCTGTCGTAATGCAGGAAGTAATTTGCGTTTGCGCGCAAAGCACCTGCCGTCAGCGCATTGCCCTCCGCGTCCACCACATCAACGGCACCCATTGAATTGATATTGAGCGTAACGGCAGTCGTATTTGTTACCGCAGCCTTCAATATGAAATTCATGCTGCCGCCAAGCGAGCCGGTCAACGCTGGCGCTGCAGTAGCTAGAATTGTATTGGTGCCTGAAACACTCGTAAGCGTGATGCAGGATCTATCCCACAATCCTGTGATTTCATCCTGCACGTCATCCATAAATGGATCGCCAAGAATGGCACCGGGCGTCGTGCTATTTGGTATTAGTCTGTTCGGCGCCATCTGCTTTTTCCTTTACTTCTTTCGGCTCATACTTATCTTCAAGTTCTTTTATTCTAGCTTTCGCTTCGTCAAGCTGATCACTCAGCCCAGCAATTGCAAACAATTGACTCCCGAGCATTGCCTCTAATCTTTTCTGTAGCATGTGGCTTATCCTATACCTGTGTTGTTAGTGCGGTCCATGTACCGCCACCCTGACTGATGTAAGACCGAGTAGTTGTAGATGACCCGTCCGTACGAAGATAGAGAGAACCGGCTTGGGCGACAACTGATGGCGCACCCGAACCGGCATAGATACCGATGTTGCTTGTACTAAAGCGTAACGACATGGCTGTATTGCCACCAGCAGGGATTGCCGTGGATGCCAATACAGCAGCGCCGTTGTTATCAACTCTGAATTTAGTAGCTGAAAGCGAACCGTTGATAATCACGAACCAATCAAACACAGCGTCTTCCGAAGCGTTGTTGGCGTCGGTAATGGTGACATCCATCCGACCGTATTCACGGGTGACACCGGTGTTGCTCTTGCCGGAAAATTGGTGTCGCACAATTACGTCGCTGGTCGTCTGCGATGCTGAGTTATGAAAGAAATCTACGACCGTGCCCAAGGCACCAGCGTCATCATTCTGGAAGCGAGCCATTGCTGCCGTAGCGGTCGTTTCAAAAGTCAGCAGTGCAGATGCATGCGTTAAAATGTAATTGCCATTTGCATAATTGATCGTCGCGCCCGAGGCTAAAAAGAAATCCTGCCAGCTAAGTGAAGCGGTGCCGAGTGTGCCAACGTCATTGACTGTTGGATTAAATGAGGCACCGACAAAGCCTAGGGCACCGCCGCCTGCCGACCCTGTGCCTCCACTGGCAATCAGTCGTGCGTCATAGTCAACTGCCGTTGCGCCGGAGTGGAAATCAATAGACGGGGAGCTTGAGTTGCCATCCGTCCGACCAATTTCTATTGCCGCGCTGCCAGCAAAGTTGCTGCCAACTGTAAGCGTCTGAATTGCTTTATACAGATTGCCTATTTGATAGCGGCGGTCTGAACCAGCACCACCACCAGTCGCATAACCGACAAGCAAGTCGGTCGTTACCGGCAGCGTGCTTTCGGTAAAGTCGCTAAAGATCATGACATTGCCTCCAAGGCATCGGAGCCGCCTTCCATATTTTTAAGCTGTGTTAGCCCATCCATAGCCAGCAGTAAGGCATTGCCAGAGAACCGCACAAGCGAAGGAGCTTCATCTGTCAAGACCATGTTAGCCTTTAAATCCGACTGCGGTGCAATCGACAGCACCAGCATCCGTTTATATTCGCTTTGCAGGTCACCCACCACTACCATACATCCATATTCGTAATTGGTTTCTGAAAAACCAACTATAGTGCCGGGGTCTGTGAATGGATTGGCAAACGTCAAAGTCGAGGCATCGCCGGTGACATTGCTAAGTAGATGAGTTGAGGTCGTACCGTCATTGCGCCGGATGGCCACACCTGTTGTCACGCCGACCAGATGCATGTCTGCCACAGTATGCATATTGGCGACGCTATGCATATTAAGTTCATTGACAATCGGAACCTGCGAATCAAGTGTGATGGAAGTAATTTGCACCGGGCTGTTGCCAGTCGTCTTACTAACTATGCGCCCGTCGCCCATGCGCGAGGTCAGAATGTCATGCTGGATGCCGACCAAGCTGCCACGCCGGCAGACTATATTTTCAATGTCTGTATCAAATGTATAAAACGTGGCTCGTAGGTTTGACTGGTCAAGATCAAACTGCGCGCGTGCAATTACCTTGTCCTCGTCAACTATGCCCTCATATGAAATGCTTTCAAACAATCCAGTGGTCGACAAACTGGTATCGCGTTGATAAACAATGGCCTGCGCACGGTCATCGTCTTCAATATTATTTCTATACGTGACAATGAAGCCTTCCGGCGGTCTTACAAACGCGCAATCGTAGCGCATGTTGTTCGTATTAAGCCGGGAGAAAACCTGTACGGGGGTATCGGCGCTACGATCATTATCTACCGTCACGCCATATTGGTCTGACTGATATGGCTTAGCATACGCACAAGCTGCCAACAGAGAAAGCACGTCCTGCGTCCGCATGTCGTCAATAATTGCGTCGCACGTCCATCCATTGGCAATGCAAAGTGTACGCCATGCGCGTATACCTGTGTCGTCACGTAAATCAGGAGGCAACGGATCCAAATTTTGTGCGCCTGAAAGCACGTCCACATAATGTGGCGCGGGATCCGAAGTCGTTATCCATGTATTCCATCCAGTGCCATCCCAATCACGCACGTACCCGGAGGCTATTGTAGAAATCCTTTGGATCTGTCTGTTGGTCGCCTTCAAGGCAATGTAAGCATAGCCACTGGCAGGCACCGGATACTCATTCCAGATAGAAATCACGCGCAGGAAAACCAAGCGGTCCGAAACGTTGGTCCTGTTGGCTATGATTGATGGCGTTGTGCCAGAGTTATAGTACCAAAAGAAATCGTGTGTGGTTGCAACATAACTATAAGACGTTCTAGTAAAAGAACTTGGACCTATAGCTGTGCCGCGTTTGACTTCAAATTCATAAATCCCTTTCGGGAATGAAGCCTCGGTCAAATAAAACTCTGCGCGATTGCGAAACAAGTTTAGGTTGCGGAGACGAGAAGAGCTTTCATTGCCGTTGGAAAAGTAATCATTGCCAGCACCATCATCAAAATAACTATCGGCGGTCCATTGCCTTTCTGTAGGGGTCGCTGGCGCTGCTACCGAAGCTGGTGGTGCCCGATGTGCATACACAAACCCGTTGTCGTTAGGCACAGTCTCAATTGGGTCTGCTGCCGTTTGCCACTTAAACAAAATAGCAAAGCGCAATTGAGAAACTGTATCACCGGCATAATGAATTTCTGGCAGATTGATCCAAGTGCTGCTGCCACGTTTGCGCATACGAATGCGCAATGGAATTTGCATGCGACTATTACCGGCAATAGCCAAGCCTCCGGGCAATGCAAAATGAAACCATATTTCGTCAGGGGAATTTTTAGCAGAAACACCATGCCAGACCGGCAAGTCACTTTCAGGCAATGATGGATGCGCCAACGACACGTTGTCTGACTTCAACGTATGCTGCGACATTGTAATCTGTGGCGTCGTAGTTTTACCCTGCCGCATAACAAGCTCAAGCGGGTCGTCTGTTATCCATCCCTCGCGCGTTTCAAATTCCACGTCTTCAGCTTCTGCAATCGGCACACCGTCAACGCGAATGTCCTCAATCAAATGCGGACCATTCAACACCAAAAGCGCTTCAACTATTTCGTCATCATCAACAAGTTCAACAACTGGCTCGGTAGCAAATGGTGGAAATATTTTGCGCGTACCCAACACGCGCGGGATAGCGCCGCCCGGATTAATCAGGTTTGCAGAAGCAGAAGAAGACTCGCGATTATCTGAACTTGTTTCACCTGCGCCAGAAGCGATGTCCGAGGTCGGCGGTGCCGTCAAGGCGCTTATTGCCAATGCGCCAGCAATGCTGACTGCGCCAGCTAACAGCGTGGCGCT